GGTAGCAACAGTTCACCAATTGGTAACGGTGCTTCTTTTACTATTGTTAGAAATGGCGGTGTTTATAATGTTTCTATTAACACCGGTGGTAATAATTACCGAGAAGGCGAAAGAATTTTAATTTCTGGAAACAAAGTTGGCGGACAAGATAACACCAACGATATTCTTGTTACAGTTTTAAGTGTAAATGCTCCAGGAGGAGATCTTGCATCAGTTTCTAGTGAAGGTTTAGCAAGTTTAGGCGATAGTGTAACATTCTATTCAACAGTAACAATGTCTGAACCAACTGTACAAGCAATTCCACAAGGTGCTACTGTTGATTACGAAGCACTTGCTACTATTACTGTTAATTTTCCATCGGCACACGGTATGGTTCCGGGATCAACATTTATTGTTACAATTCAATCCACAGGAACCAATCACGAACTTTGTTCAGGGGCATTTATTGCAACTCAGATTAGTTCATTAGATAGTATTTCTTATCAGGCTAGAGCAGTAGGCACAGTTGATACTAGTGTTCAATTGCAAGGTACAGTGTATCCAAGACCAGATAGTTTCTTTATTCATAGACCGTTTGATGGAGGTGTACAATTAGGTACTGGTGGACCACAACATGGTGCACAAGCAATACGTCAAAGTAAAAAATATATTAGATATCAATCAGGTAAAGGTATTATGTACACAACCGGAGCCTTGTTTGCACCAAGTTACGACATATTAAACGTTACAGCAAATGGTACCGGCTATGATAGTGTTATTACTGTTACAACAGACGATGTGGATCACGGATTACAGGTAGGTGGTGAAGTTAGAATTCTTGGAATCGACACCGGCGGTTATAATGGAGACTACAGAGTTGATACTATTATTAACGAACGAACATTTACTGTAAGATCAAAATATTATTTAGGAAATCAAGCACCAACACTGTCAGATAACCCGTTGGTTAGTACATTATCGTGGCACGGAGCAACTGTTAGAGCAGGTGCGTATGACGACCAAAACGGAATCTTTATGGAATATAACGGCAAAGAATTTGCTTGTGTACAACGTAGTGCAACTTTCCAAATTTCGGGTGTGGTTAATATTTCTGTCGATACCAATGCTGTGTCTGGAACAGGAACACGATTCCAGGATCAGTTAGCGGTCGGCGATAGAATTGTTATTAGAGGTATGACACACGTTGTAACCAGAATTCAATCACAAACTAGCATGGACATTTCCCCAGACTTTCGAGGAGTTTCAAATGTAACCGCAGGTAAGGTTGCAAAAGTTGTTGATAAACGTGTTGTACAAGAAAACTTTAATTTGGATCGATTAGACGGAACAGGACCAAGCGGATATGATATAGATATTTCTAAAATGCAAATGATCGGTATTCAGTATTCATGGTATGGTGCTGGATTTATTGATTATATGCTTAGAGGATCCGATGGTAATTTTGTATTCTTCCATAGAATGCGTAATTCAAACATTAACACAGAAGCATTTATGAGAACAGGTAATATGCCTGTGCGTTATGAAATTATTAACGAAAGTGCTGTGGGTAAATTAAAATCAAATGTTTCTATATTACAAACCTCAGTTGAATTAGAAGACGCTAGTGATTTTCCAGACGATGGCGGAACATTATATATTGATAATGAATTGATAACCTTCACTGGCAAGAGTTCAACTAACCCTAATTTGTTAACAGGGTGTACTAGAGCGGCCAACTTAATTAACTTTAATGCTGGTGCTACAAGAACTTATAGTGCAGGAGCGGCCGCACAGCATACCGCTAAAACTGGAGTTGTTTTAATTAGTAATACAATAACACCAATTATTAGTCACTGGGGTTCTGCGTTTATTACAGACGGCGGATTTGATTCAGATCGTGGATACTTGTTTAGTTACGCGGCGACTGGTGTTGACATCAGCACAACAAAAGCAACATCATTTATGATCAGATTAGCACCTAGTGTATCAAATGCTATTATTGGTGATCTAGGAGAACGTGAATTACTTAATAGAGCACAGTTACTACTTGAAGGTCTTGAGATTACATCAGATACAAGCACCGGTGGTATCGTTGTTCAGGGTGTGTTAAATCCACAGAACTATCCTGTTAATCCAGCAGACGTTGGTTGGACTGGATTGTCAGGTCTAGCACAGGGTGGACAGCCAAGTTTTGCACAGGTGGCTCCGGGTGGATCTGTTAACTGGAATGGTGGTGCAACTTCTACCACTGGAACAGCAACAACATTAGGATCAACCAATGTTAATATCACAGTTCCTAACAACAATGCATTTAGAGTTCCTGGCGGAAGAAACTACTTTTATGTTACAAGAACAAGTTGGGAGTCATCGAACCTTTATACGCCTGGAAATGTTTTAAGTGTTAAAACAGATACTGTAATTAATGATGCAAAATTTCCTGCAGGAACTACTATTTCACAGGTAGCAGGTCCATATAACTATGCGGGTGAAGATTATTATTTTATAAGAGCAAGTAGCAATAGTACACAAACATTAAATGCCAATGCATCTGTACAATTAACATTTGGCGGCGACTTAAATCAAACAAACTATTTGTACTTTACCAAGGCAAGTTGGGAAGCACTCGGTGCCATTGCAGGTACTGAAACAGATGTAGCGGCGAATCAATTCCCGGCAGGTACTGCGGTATCGCAGGTATTAGGACCATACTTTGTTGGTGCGACAACAGAATATTATCTGGTTCGATTCTCACAGACATCTTTATTGAATATTACTGCTGGAAACAGTATAACATTTACATTTGGTAACCCACCATATGCACAGCCTGGAGAAACTATCTTCTCATTCATTGCAAACCCTGGAGAAAGATCTACGTTGGATCTAAGTTCGATCAAGGAATTAACCAACACCACACTAGGTGGTAGAGGTACCTTCCCGAACGGTCCTGACGTGTTAGCAATTAACGTGTTTAAAACTTCGGGATCGTCAGTAAAAGGTAATATTATTTTACGTTGGTCTGAGGCACAAGCATAATGGAAATTACAGCAGATCTAATTAGAGCAATGAACGAAACATCATGGGTTGATGGTATCGGCACTATTGTAGTGTTATTGATTGGATATGCGGCCTATCGCTGGATTAAAAAGAAAACTAAGTAGTTTTATCTTCTTCTTTTTTGATTAGATCTTTTTGTGAATCACCCGGAACAATACGATAATTGTCCTCAACGCTATCGGGTGTGCTAACTTCTGTTAGACTAGAGTTGTCTTCTAATGCTTCTAATTGATGTGGTTGTAATGGAGGGTTGTGCCAAACATCTCCAGGATTTAATTCTTTTGAATACATAACGGCATTTTTTGTGTCAATCCAACGTAGTAAAAATTTTCCGTTATTAATAAACCAGGTTTCGTCTTTTTCTTTATGAAAGTGCATGGAAAACTTATTGCCTTTTTTGGTAAAGAAAAGGATCTTTCCAGCATACTTGTCATTTGTTGACCAGATTAATTCGTATCCCCAACCTTTATCTACTTTACCGTTTTGTCTATTTGGCATTAATGTAATCTCCAACTTTTATGTAATCTATTTTAACATGTTTATTTAAATTTGTCAAATCAGCACAGGTATATTCTTGATATTGTCCTTTAACACTTTCGGGCATTGGTATAACACTAACTTTTGCATTATATTTTTGAGCGATTGTGTGTGCTATATAAAAGAAACTTTCTGTTTGTCCTGTTCCTATGTTAAAGATCCCACTGGTATCACGATGTAACATTTTTTCCTGTATCTTACACACATCTGCCACGCAAATAAAATCTCGTTCATAATTTGCACTATTTTGAAAAATATTAATGTTTCCTGTTTCTTTTGCTTGTTGTGTAAACTTATGTATAGGACTTGCTTGATCTCCTTTATGATTTTCTCCCGGACCATACACATTAAAATATCTAAATGATTGGATATTCATATTAAATTCTTTATTGTATATTCCTGCTTCAACTAAAAATCTATCAATTAAATACTTGCTCCATGCATACGGACTTTTAGGTAAACATTTAGAATCCTCTCTAAATCCGTCTAGTCCAGGACCATACACACTTGCTGAACTTGCAAGTTGTAAGTTAACACCAAAGCGATCACAACCTTGTATTAAGTTCATTGTGAATTCATAATTTTGTTTTAGTACCTTTTCAACATCAGTTTCTGTTGTTGAACTAATAGCACCTAAATGAATAACCCAATCATAAGGTTCTGGATCGGGTAATGTGTTTTCCTTATAAGAGTAACCTTCAACTTCGTGTCCTTGAGATACGAGATGTGTTACTAAATTTTGTGCTATAAATCCTTCTGGTCCTGTTACTAATATTTTCATCTTTCAAAATCTACCATAAAACTTCTACGAGGTGCTTTTGCAGGATAAACACCATGCCACACATCACTAGAAAATAAAACTAATTTGCCTGGTTCCGGTTGTATTGTTGTATACTCATTGTTATACATAGTATACAATAAACCATTTAGTGTTGTCATTCTTTTTTCTTTGGGTTGACCATCAAAAAATAGCACGGAATTAATTGAATTATCATTATGTTTATGCAATGTTTGATATCCACCATCCATGTATTCAACACCCCAAGAATGAATAATTTTTCCAAACTCGATACCTGATACTTTCTTATAATCTTCCTTTAGTTTAGGCCACCATGATGCAGGCAATCCCTTTTCGCCAATATCAAAACCTATCGTATTAAATTCAGGTTCATGATTGACCTTTTGTCGATGTTCTTTCCAAAGGTCTTCATAGTATTTCCAGTCTTCGATGTATGTTTCAATTATCATTTTTTTAACTTTTCAATAATGTTTGTTGTAGAATGACCTTCTACCATTGGAAAAATTTCTACCCTTGCTAGTTCATGTCCAACGGTAGTGCTAACGGTATAATCACCGCCTTTTACAATAATATCAGGACGTATGTTTTCTAAAATTTGTTGTGGAGTATCTTCTGTAAACACAACAACTTCATCTACCCACGGTAACATTTCAAGTTGACGTTTTCTTGTTAAGAAATCGTTTACAGGTCTACCTTCTCCTTTTAAACGTCTTACACTTTCGTCATCGTTAATACCTACAATTAGTTTTTGTCCTAAACTTTTTGCATACTTTAATAATTCTAAATGCCCGGGGTGTAATATATCAAATACTCCGTTTGTCCACACAACACCTCTGCTTAAATCATCTTTGCTTACACTTACTACACCACGCTTTTCTACATTTCTAGCACTTGCATAGCAGGCTAGTTTACAAGCCTCGGGTATTGACATATTATTTGACGTATGTGCGTATGCTAATACAGCCAAGAACGTATCACCGGCACCAGTAACATCTGCTACTTCTCTTACTTCTTCTTTGTAGTGCCAATAGTTTTCGTCATTAATTACATGTACTCCGTTAGCACCGTCTGTAACAATTAGCCAATTCCATTTGTGTTGAATCATTTGATATCTAGCAGAGTCAATATTAAACTCTCCAAACCATTCTTTATATTCTTTCATGTTTGGTTTAACTAGATAAGCACCGTAATATGTTTGAGAAGATTGTTTAGGATCTACATAAACGTTTAATGTTTTTTCTAAAACACTAGCGATAAACATCTGTGTTACTAGACCTTTATTATAATCACTTATTAAAACAATATCTTCTTGATTTAAATCATTAATAAACTTTTCGCCTATTGTTCCTGTATAGGGAACTTCTCGATCCCAACGTAATATATGCTGTCCACCATCGTTTACCAAACGTGTTTTAGTTGTTGTTACAGATGAATCGAATTCTATGCGAGAGTGTATATTAGTATCTTTTAATAATTCAATTAATTTGTATCCTTCTTTATCAGATGATATTGACCCATATAATTCTACTTGTGAATATATGCTAGAAAGATTAACTGCAAGATTTGCGGCGCCTCCTGCACTATATTTTTGTTCTGTTTCTAACAAAACAGGTACCGGAGCCTCAGGACTCATTCTATTCGCTTCACCGACAATCCAACGGTCAAGCATAATATCTCCGTAGATCTTAATCATACTAAATGCTCTCAATAATTTCGGTTACGGTAGCAATTTTGGTTTGGTTTACTTTATTTGTTAGAGTATTTCTTAAACCCACATGCAGTGGTTTTGGATAACTTGATGCATCACACCAAGCATAACCCGAATGTTCGTTGTTTAAGACTGGTATAAATTCTTTTTCAACTACTGCAATATATGTATGAAAGAAGAACTTTTGATCTTTTGATGTGTATAATTCCAGTGGAATAGTTTTTAAAATTTTCGGAGTTGAACCAATTTCTTCTTTTATTTCACGTTCTAATGACGTCCATGGAGTTTCTCCTTGTTCAGTCATGCCTCCAACTAATCCCCATTGACCTTGAGTTTTTGGTTTGGTTCGTTGTAAAAATAAAAAGCGTTTGGTTTTTGTTGCGTAGAATAACGCACCCGAACAAATAATATCTTTTTCTAAAGTACTAGTCGCCATTTTTCTGCTTCGTATTCACCTTCATAACTTTTAACCCAAGAACCTGTTTCGTTTGTAAACTTATACTGGATTCCTGTATATAAGTTAGTTATGTAAATAGGTGTCTGTGCCACACTAGAATCGGCACGTTCCTCGTTAGCAGAACTATCAAATACTATTTCCCATTGTGAGCCTGTCCAAACTATTATATCATTTGCATTTGCTCTAAATATTGTTCCATCAGCATTTTGCCAAGCATTAGCATTAGCATCTGAACTATCACCTTTTACATTTGGATTGATATCAGTTAAAATTAGATATCTTAATCCTGCTTGTGCCGGTGTAATTGGTGTAGGATTAAATTTTGTTGGATCAATTATAGCATCAACCGTTCCTAATTTTGCTGAATTTCTATAATTATCATTAATGCTTGTATCTTCCGGAATAGTATCAGTATCGAAATTTAATACCATTTCGTTTTCGTCTGTAGGATTTACACTTGCTGTCGCAACAATTTCGTCACCGTTTGGTTTTTGTAATCTAATACTGCTTACTCCTGCTCTAAACTTTCCAGGATATTGATCTAATAACTTATACCAACTAACAGGAGTTCCTGTTCTAACAAAAGATCCTGGTTCGTCCTCGCTTACACCTTCAGCATTTCTAATTAATTTTGCAACATTATTGAAAACCAATAAATCATACATTCCTGGAGTAACTGATTGTGTACTCATAGGACTAATAGCATCAATAACACCGTCCGAAACAGAACCACTTTCATCGAAAACATTCATAATAATTTTTTCAATGACTCCAAGTTTTCTAACTTTTGCTGGAGGTGTAATCCATATAGGCATAATAAATTCCATCTCGCCTATATCTATTTCTGTTTCAATACCTTGCGGAATACTTCTTGTTGAAAAGTTTACGCTTGATAATTCAATTAAACTTAATGAAGTCCAATCAATATAATTTGATGTACTTTGTATTTCTAATGCTGGATTAAACAGAACAAGCATTTGTTCCATGATTTGTAATTTTTGATCTGTATTGGTTGACCAAATATCAGTCTTTACCCTTAAATTAAATGGCACAGGCATGTGTCTTTCGACCGTATAACCTGGTCCTTGATCTATTGTAGGATCTCCTGCTGAATCCTCATCTCTGGTTCTGATGTTCA